TGACGGCCGGCGCGGCATGTGCGGCTGAGACTCCCCAAGCCGTTGGGAAGCTGAGACGGTCGCAAAAAAAAGCTAAAGCCCCGGCAAGAACGATGCGACACTCAACGACAGCATCGCGAGCCGACCAGGCTACTCTGTAGCGTAAGCAGGGGACGGGCGAAAACCTGCCCGGAGAGCAAGTTTCAGCGGCGGCATTCCAAGAGACATTCGGCGTAGCCGCGCCTTATCGTGTCGTGCAATGCGAATGCATGGAACGAAGCTTCCTTCTCTTCAGACCCGTAACTCCACTTGACAGTAAAACCTCTTAGTTATATATTCCCAAGCAGATGCCTCCCGCTGGCCATACTCTGTTTACACCCGAAATCGCCTCCGAAATCATTGAACGTCTCGGATCTGAATCTCTTGAGAAAATCTGCAAAGATTCTCACCTTCCAAGCAGACAGACGATTTACAACTGGCAGGATGCAAACCCTTCATTCTTGGCAGATTGCGCGCGTGCGAGAAAGCGTCAAGCTGCTGCTGCCGAAGAGAAAGTGCGCGAAATCGCTGAGAAATGCGAGGCCGGCGAAATCGACCCGAAAGCGGCCGGCGTAGCAATCAGCGCGCATCAGTGGAGAGCGAAGGTAATCGACCCGAAACAGTACGGCGACCGCATCCAAAACGCGATAACCGATGCTGATGGCAACGCGGCCGGCTTCGTATTTGGCGTGATCGCATCTCCCCCCAAACAAATAGAGGACAAGTAAGGATGTCCGAAATCTGGCTGCAACCCAAGCAGGGCCAGATTTACGATCTCATCGCGAACTCGCCGGCTCCCTGGATAGGCACCTGGGGCGGCCGTGGCTGCGCTAAGAGCTTCGGACTGCAAGCGATCATGCTACGCCGGCGTCTGGAACGACCAGGGACGCTGGGCTGTATCGTGATGCGGAATTACGACCAGGTCTATCGTTATCATATAGAGCCGATGCTGCGTCAATGGCCTCAACTCAGCGAAGGCTACCGCAAGGGCGACAAATCGCTCATGGTCAAGCGGAAAGGCTTCGTAAGTTCCCAGATTGATTTCAGTTACGGCGAAGCGTTAGCAGACATCGAGCGCCGATTCCGCTCCGGCAACTACGATGATGTCTTTATTGATCAGGCGGAGCAGTTCATTGAGGCTGAACTTCGCGAGATGAAGAAGGCCTGCCGCGCCTCGAACGGTTCCAAGATGTTCCTCTCGCTCAACATGGGAGGAGCCGGCATCCAGTGGCTTCGCAAGGTCTTCTACGCTCACGAGGTAGGTCCGCGGGAGTCGCCTGCTGACTTCCAAGGCGTTCACGTCTTCCCGTGGGATAACGTCTACTGGAGCGTTGATGCGCTCAATGAAGACGGCCTGACGGTAGAGGACTACTACTCGTGGAGCGATGCCGAACGGATGGAGTACTGCGCTACTCGCTCGACTTTCGGGCGAACGCTTAACTCCGAAGACGACGCGCTCCGCAATCGCGACTGGCTTGGATCCTGGGATTCACTTGAAGGCGCCTACTATGGCCGCGTATTCGACCGTCAGTCGATGATGATGGATGCCTCGCAGGTGAAGCAGCTCGTGCAGCCATGGGACGTCAGATGGCTCTCGCAGGATTGGGGCAAGCAGCACTACAACGTGACGTACTGGCATGCGGTGACGCAGGTGAGTCCTGAGCGGGCGAAGCGGATCCTTGGCTGGGACGTGGAGAAGGCATTCAAAGCGGTCGTTACTTATCGGGAGATGATCGTCAACGAGTTGTCGAGTCAGGATGTGGCGCAGAGGATTGTCGATGCGACTCCCGAGGTGGAGCGCAAGCAGATCAAGAGTTTCTTTCTGTCGCCTGATGCATTCGGAGACCGGGACAGCGACAATACTACGGCGGACAACCTGGGAACCGGTTTGAGGCGCTACGGATTGCCAGAGCCTGAGCCGGCGGACACGTCGCGCGCGGATGGCTGGATGCTGCTGTACGACCTGATGCAGTCGACCAAACAGCATGGGTTGAGCGGAAACGATGTATGCTTGATCGGAGCGGAATGCCCGGTGCTGCTGGAGTCGATACCGTTACTGATGCGGGATCCAAAGGACCTGGATGTCGTGTTGAAGACGGACAAGGGCGCGGCGAAACTTGAGCAGGATTCGAGCGAATGCTTTATTGCCGATACTCCCATTCTGACTCCATCGGGTAACGTGCGAATCTGCGATCTGAAGCCGGGTGACTTAGTGGAGACATCGGTTGGACCGCGCAAGGTTCTAAATGCCTGGATGGCTCGCAAGAACACTCCGGTTGTTGAGGCTTCATTCTCAAATGGAGTGCGGCTCAGGTGCACAGCGGACCATCTGTTCATGCGAGTGGAAGGCGTCTATGCGCCATTGAACTCATTGCGATACGGTGATAAACTAGTTGCATGGAGTCAGTCACTTACAACGGGAAGGTATATCGGCGGTTTGGGCAATACTATCGAAACCAGAGATTCTTGCACCGAGTCATATGGGAAGATGTGCACGGACGGATCCCACGCGGATTCTGTATCCACCACCTCGACGGGAACAGAGAAAATAATGACCTCTCTAACCTCGAATGCATCACTCCTAAGCAGCACATGGCAAAGCATCCGGAATGTGGCTGCCGTAGTGCTGAACACATGGCTTCGATTCGACCTTTGGCTGTGGCCTGGCATAGTTCGGCTGAAGGCAAAGCTTGGGCTAAGCTTAACGCCGCCGCAATTGGATTGGGTCATTTCCTGGAAGTTCTTATCATCTGCGACTACTGCGGGAAGTCATTCATGGGGAGGCCTCAGTCAAAGTTCTGCTCCAATGCCCACAAGTCGGCATGGCGGCGCAAGTCAGGGATGGACAACGAGAAACGAGCCTGTGAAGCCTGCGGATGCATATTCACAGTCAACAGATACGAACGCATTAGGGCTTGCTCTCGGGAGTGTGGTTCGGTTCTTAGGATTCGTTCCGGCGGGGTTCGCGGACGTTTACGACATTGAGACGGAGGAAGTCCACCAGTTCTACGCAGACGGCATCCTGGTTCACAATTCGTGGCGCTATGGCCTGAAGAGCTTTCTGGCGCCGCGCAGGACTGCTCCGGTGGAAGTGCGCGCTGCCGAGGTGTGGCAGAAGGTTCCGGACGCGCATAATCGGGCGATGGCAATGGGCAAGTTCTGGGCAACGGCGAACAAGTCGAAGTCGAGGCCATCGTGGAGGTCGAATGCGACGATTTAAGTCCTGGCTGTTCATCTGGTTGATGGGCGAGCACTTCGCGGAGCTTGAGCGTGACATGACTTCGATGGGCAAGCGGCTGGAAACGCGGATCGAGGCACTGGAGCTTCTGAAGGTGCGGGAATCGCAGCCAGTTGCGGAGAAGGTTAAGGCGGCTCGTCCAATCGTGGCGAAGTCGTGGGCCGAGTTCCAGCGCAACATGCCGCAAGAGGATCAATAGGAAGGGGGGACTGATGCCGATTGACAAGAAAGGCAAGTTCCACTTGAATTCGCAGTTCGCGAGTTCGAGCGATAAGTTGGAGGGCACGCAGCCTCCGCACGAGGGGCAGAAGGGCGACGAGAGCGGGGAGAAGAATGAAGCTCCCGGCGGCGTTCACGAACACTTGAAGGCGATGCACGGCGAGATGGGCGGGAAGCACATGCACATCCATCACGACGGGTTGAGCCACACAAGCCATCAGGTCGGGGAAGACGGCCAGGTGGAAGGTCCGCACGAGCATGAGAATCTGGATGCGCTGAAGGAGCACATGGGGCGCTTCTTCGACGAGGAGAAGATGGAAGGCGCTCCGGAGGAGCAGGGTCCAAGAGGGTTGGGTGGGTCCAAGGAATCCAAGGACCACGCGAGTTTGTATCTCTAGGAGGTTAAGGGCATGGCGACACGATTCGGTGGACGCTTCAATGCGGTCGATTTTGCGTATGGGCTGGGGGGTACGTCCGCTCCTCCCTATCCGCTGACGGTCAATGTCGGAAACGCCGCTGCAGGCATCACGGCGCTTCAACTAGCTTACGGCTATTCGGTCACTGGGGACGGGATTCAGTTCCTGCCGCTGGCTACCAATGCGCCGGTGTTGTTCGGGGAAGGCGCGAACGGGGAGACCCTGACGCCGAGTGCCGTGTCTAGCGGCTCGCCAACAGTCCAAGGCGCGACGACAGTTACGGCCAATTTCGCCAACCTGCATGGGATTGGCGATCAACTCGCGTCGGGGACCGCCGGGTTGCAGGAAGCGATTAACTACGTGGCGTCGATTGGCGGCGGCATGGTGGTGATCGATTCCAAGTGGGTGATGCTGGGTGGAACTGCGGCGATGCTCGCGGCCGCCTCCCTGCCCGCCGGCAACACGGTGATGATCGAGGATATCCGAGGGCCGGTGACTCAGTGGTGGGAAAATCGCGGCACGTCCGCCGTGATTGCCGCTCCGACCATCGCTCTGGTTTCCCAGGTCGCATCGCTTGCGGGCGTGACCGGAACCTGGACGGCGGC